CTGACTTCTCGTGCAATGTCATCGCGGTTGGCCTTTTGCGGTGGCTTTGCGGGAGCCGGCGGCGCTGCGGGAGGCGGTGGCGCCGCCGGCGCGGCCGGGATCTTCCCGACCTGGCTCAAGGGCACAACTTGTTGTTGAACACGCGGCTCGTCGCCAAACTCGACGCGGTCGAGCCCTTCGAGGTTGCGCGCTTCGTTCGGCGCGAAGATGCCACCTTGCACGCCCTGCGCCAGCGCTTCGATGCGATCCTTCATCGCCGAGCGTAGCAGCGCGTCGGTGTCAAATTCCACGTATTCGTCGGGCTGGCCTTTGAGATCGAACAGCAGGCCGATCGCTTCCTCGATGTGATTGAGCGCAAAGCCGAGACCCGATGATTTCCAGCTCTGCATCAACAGTTCGGTCGACGAGAAGGTCGAGCCACCGAGGCCGAGGATCTGCAACGGAATGCGAAACGCGAGCGCGATGTGCTCGTTCGAAAGTTTCATCATCTCGGCGGTAGAGGCATCCCTGCCGCTCACCGCCCACGGCTGAACTTTCAATCCAGCGGTGAGGATTGGCGTGCCGCCCTGGTGCAGACCTTTGGCCTGCTCGTTCCAGCGGTCGCGCAGCGCCTGGAGCTGGTCCTTGTCGAGCGTGAGATCGGTCGAGAGCACCGCCGATGGCCGCGCCTCGTTGAGGTAATATCCTAGCTGCTGTCGCGCGATTGCGCTGTTGACGCCGATGTCGCTATAGGCCGCGACGATCGGGCTTTCGCCGATCAACGGCACCGGCCAGCGATGCCGCACCGTGTGGAGCCGAATGTGCAGGACGTCGCGTTGCGGCACGATCAGCGGCTCGCCGCCAAGCCGTTTATCGATCACCTGGTTGCCGTGCAGTTGATAGAAAATCTCGCCATTGCTGGCGAGCCGCGGATGCGACATCAGCGGGTCCATCAGATGCAGCTCGTCGATCTCGAACCGCGAATTGCGCAGCCCGAGCGCATAGGTGTTGCCCTCGAGGTAGAGCGAGCGCGTCGCGTTCAGCAGAAAGTCAGAGATCGATTGATAGTCATTCGGATGGCGCAACAAACGCGAGAGCGACGATGACTTGACGCGCTCGCGTCCGCCTTTGCCGTTGAGCCGCCAATGATCGCCGGGACACATGGCGACGGTCTGGGCATAGGCCGAGACGCAGGCCTCGACCATGGCCGATTGGGTGCCGAGACTGGTCGGCGTGTAGCCCTGCTGCCACCAGTTGTCGGCAACGCCGGCGGGCAGCCACCCGCCGGTGACCGGCAAATAATAAGGGCCTGGCCGGTAATCGCCTTCACCCTTGCCGATGAGCTGGCCCGCGACGCGGGCCAGAAACCCACGAACGTTCATGTCGACGGGTTCGCAGTCCTCGTTTGATAGTTGCCGCGTCGGCCGGCCTCGGCCTGCTTGGTCTGCGCTTCGTTCGGGTCCGGGCTGCCGTCAGGCTCGTGCTCGAGGACATGAACGCCCATCGCGGCCATGTCATTTTCTTCCTGCGTCGGCGTCGGCTTGGTTGCACCAGCCGTTTTGGCCTGCTGCTCGTTTGCCTTGTCGCGGGCCGCGCGCTCGTCGGCGAGCTTCTTTTTCGCGGCCGCCGTCTGTTCGGTATCGGTCACGGGAACCTCCTTCTGTTGATGGAACTACCAAGTGACGCCCGTCAGCCACGCGATCGTGCCAGTGCGGCGGATCGCCCAGGTCAACGGCAGGATCAGGCGCAAGGCCAGCATGTCGGTCTGGAACATCGACTTGACCGGCGCGGCAACAACATTCGGCGAGCCCGACGTGCTGATATCGAGCGGCGTCGTGTCCTCGAAATGCAACGTGGCCTGATCGCTGATCTCAAACCTCGGCCCGTCGCCGGTGACGCTAACGAAGTCGGCGGCGTCAATGACGATGACCGTGCCCGCGGGCACCGTGCCGGACTGGATGAATGGCCAGCCGCCGAGGCGGCCTTGGCCGATCTCGTCGCGGTACGGGAACACGCCTGCACCGGTAGCGATGGCGAACGATGCGCTGTTGACCTGTTGCGGGTTGAGCAACCAAACCGGCTTGCGCACGTTGCCGAGCGTCCCGGTCAGCAGAGCTCCCGACAGTTGCTTGATATCGCCGGTGAGCGCGGTGAAGCCGCCGCCAGCGGTCGGCGTCAATCCGGCGACGCCGTTAAGGATGCCGGCCGGCCGAACAGTCGTCGCCGGGTTGGCGTCGAGCAGGACGGCATCGGTCGCGACCGAGGTGTCGTAGACGATGGCATCACGCAACAGTCCCTCGATCGCCGGGATCGAATGATCGTTGAGTTCCCGCGTCCAGGTCGTGATGACCGCCATTTTCATCGGCGTCAGGGAAATCGAGGTGAATGCGCCCTGGCGAACGGGAATCGGCAACCCTTCGCCAACGAACGATCCGGCTATCGTTGGCGTCCGCGACCGCGTCGGGATGATCAATTTTGCATTGCGACCGAAACTCAACGACATACCCATGCCCGACAGAGGCCCGAATACCGAGGCCGCCATCAGGATCTCCATGAAGTCGACGTTGACTTGAACCGCCAGTTCCTTCGCCCATCCGGTGACCGTGGTCATGGCCGCGGCTGAGGCCGCCTTGGTCTGCCAGTCGACCACGGCCTTGAGCGGTTCGTCGTCGCCAAAGATGGCACGGGTAACCTCCTGCACCGGCTTTCGTTCGTGATGGGCCAGCAGGCTCAAGGCACCGGCACGGCAAAACAGGCCGATCGGATCGAGCTTCTTCGTTGGCATGCCGAACGGTCTCGCTGGCAGTTGCGCTGCGCTATAGCCGTTGCCATTGCCCTTGCTCGTCACCGCCGATCGGCCGCCGTCGTCGCTGGTCACGGCGAGATTGCGCTCGCTATCACGCAGCGTCGCCAGGATTTCCTTGTCGTGTGCAATCTCGGCGTTTGCCTTTTGCACCGTCTCGAGCAGATCGTTGGGATAGTCGCCGTCGCCGACGGCATCGTGCAGCGCATCGAGCTTGCCGGTTTTTTCGAGAATCAGATTTTCTCTCTCTTTGATCTTCTGAGCGAGCGACATGGTCGCGCCCTTTCTTGACTGTGATCGCGTATCGGCTTGCCCGCCGGTGAGCCCGCGCCGTGCGATCCCGCGTCCTTTGCCTTTCCCGGCGAACACGAGATCGATGGTCGTGGGCGAAATCTTGAGCGACTTGGCGATGGCCAGCGCATTCGGGTTTGCCGGCACCGAGACCAGGCTGGTCTCGACCAATTCAGCCTTGGTGAAGAACACGCCGTAATCGGATTCCGGCCGCGGCTTGGATTCCTTTGGGCGGAAGCCGACGCTGACGGCGCGCAGGATGCCGGCGTCGATCAGCTTACGGATTTCATCGATGCGATCGCTGGTGCCGGCCGGCGCGAGCTCGAGGTGACCGCGCAACTGCTTGTCGACGACGCGAACGCGCGTCCATTTGCCGATCGGCGCGTTGCTGTTGTGATTGAACAGCGCAATCGGGTTTTTCTGGAACGACGCCAGATCCCAAGAATCCGCCATGATGACATCGTCCATACGGTCGGGCGTTTCGTCCGACAACACGAACTCCAACCCGTTGACCTGGCCGGCGTGGGTCTTGAAGCAGATGTCCTTGGCAGCACCCTTGTCCTCGTCCCAGGCGTCCTCCCAAATCAATTGGCATACGTCCTGGTCGCCGAGCTCGTCGCCGCAGCGGCTCATGAAATCGACATAGGATTCATCGAGATCGGGATAGAGATCGCCTTGGCGCTGGCGCATACCCATGGCAGGCCTCCTCATTTCCAACTACGCCGCCGGGACGGTCTCGACAGCAATCGCGAATTTGCAGTCCACGGCTTGAGCGACCGGATGGCTGCGCGAGCCTGAGCGAAATTTCACGAAGCCGATCGACTTCGTCCATCGTTCGCCGATCACGATGCCGGTGTTCGGCTTCGCCACCAACGTGACCTCGGTGCCGTCCGGCCCGAACAGATCGTTGTAGAAATTATTGTCGCTCGAAACCTGGAACGTGATGTTTGCCGGCGTGAACTCCTGCGGCACGGTGATCCGCACGATGGTTCCGCCTGAGCAATCGGCACCGTCGGAAAGCGACTCGCCGGCCTTGATGGTGGGGCCATCCACAATTGCAAGCGCCATGGCTCAACTCCTGTTCGCCGGATGATTGGGGTCTATCGGCCAGCCGTCGTCGCCGACCTCGATGCTGTGACCGCGGATTTCGATGAAGCGTTTGCAGCGGTCGTGACAACTCGCGCAGAGTGATTGCAACTCGCCGAGACAGAATTTATTCCAGTCGCCGCGGTGCGGCTTGACGTGATCGACCACGGTTGCGCGGACGACCGCGCCGCGGTCAGTGCAGAATTTACAGAGCGGATGCGCGGTCAACTGCAACTGCCGCCGGCGGAGCCAATAGCGGGTGGTGTAGAAGTGATGCCAAGACTTCGCCGCGGCATCCCGAGGGATCATGGCTGTCTAGTCATGGTGGCCCACCGGGCGGGATGCCGATGGATGGCGGTATCATCCCGGCGGGCCTATGAGCTGACGGAGCGGGAAGCAACGTCAGCCTACGCGATCCGGGTGGACTTCCTCCTGCGCACCAGACCAATCAAACCAACAAGACCGGCGGCGAAGAACGGCAGGCTCGCGGGCAATGGGGTCACGACTGCTGCCGGTGCTGCCTCGATGAAGAACGAGTCCGGCCCGTCGTTGAGGCCGCTCATAAGCGCTACAAAGCCAATCGTATCTCCCACATGAACGTCGTTGAGATTGAGCAGCGCGCCGGTGATGGAGTAGTCCGGGAAGCCGGTGCCGTTGTTTTTCGACGGCACGTTGCCGGTGGTGCCGCCGGTAAAGGACGCCAGCACGGTATGCGTGGTGAAGTCGAGGAAGAAAAACGAGTTCAACGTCTGCGGCGAGTTGGTATCGTTGACATCGACGCCGATGCTAAAGCCGAGGCTGGTGTCGCCGTTGAGCAACAGGAAAGCCAGGAATGGACTGCCCGCGCCGATGGTGTAGCCGGTGGCGAAGGTGTTGTCGGCCAGCGTGTTGCGGCCGCCGTTGCCTTGATCGGAAAAGGCGGTGATCGAGGACACACTGCCGTTGTTGCTGTAGTCGTTATAGCCGAAGTTTGCTGGCTGCTGCGGCTGGTTGGCGCCGCAGATGACGCACGGCGCGTTCTGCGGTTGATTGCCGGCCGGCACCACGTTGCCGAGGCTCAGGCTGCCGGAATTGGTGGTGTCCCACGTTTGGCCGCCCAGCAGGACGGTGCTGGCAGCAGCCGGCACCGCGAGGGCCGCTAGGATGGCGGTCGCAGCAAGAAGTCGCTTCATAGGTTTATTCTCCGTTGGTTTCATCCAATCAAACTTTCGATATCGACCGGCTTGGCCCGGCAATCGCGTGCCCGCAATCCCGCGAGCATGGCGAGCGCGACCGCACCGTCGATGCGAAACCGGGCCTTGTCTTTGTCCAACTTTCGATTCCCGGCCGGGTCGAGCACCGCGACCGCGTTGGCAAAATTCCAATTCAGGATCGGATTACCCGGATGGACGAGCTTGCGCTCCATCACAACGTGCTCGAGCGCGTCGATCGCCGGCCCCATATCCTTGAAGCCCTGGCCCCAAGGGACCAGGCGCAACCCGTCGCCGCCCTTCTCGCCGTCTTCGTAAGCCTGCAGACCGACGCGATCGAACTCGCGCAACAGATCGTTGATGCGCCAGCGGTCATACGCGAGGCCCTTGACGCGGTAGCGCACCGTCAGGTCGGCGATAAACCGCGCGATCGTCTCGGGATCGATGGTCTTGCCCTGGCAGAGCCGCAGATGCCCAGCCTCCGCCCATTGCTGATAGCGGTGCGTGCCACTGCCGAAGTCGCGATTTGAGTGCTCGGTCAGATGATCGGTCGGCTTCCAGAAATACGGCACGACGCGCAGCGGATCAGAGACCGAGCCGACCATCAGCGCGGTGAGGTCGACGACGCTCGACAGATCGAGCGAGAGGTAGACCTCTTCCTGGTCGGCGAGCTCGACCGGCCCGGCGCACAACATCCACTCGGCGCGCGAGATCAGCGAGGCAACCGGCGCCACCCGCTGATTGAGGAAAAGGTTGCGGACTTTCGGCTCGTGCGCCGGCATGCGCTTGGCCTGGCGCACCGCGGCGACGAGGTCTTCGCGGTCGCGGAACTTGCCAAGCGCCGGATTGGCCTTT